AATAGTGTTTACAAACATAAAATTAAAATTTCATTTAAACACGTGTTTCCAACAGCCATAAGCGGAATAAAATTTTCAGTGGTTCAACAGTCTTCAACTGAAGCTATAGCGACTGTAAAATTTGCACACACAGGATATGATATAATACGACTTGAAAACGTTTAATTTTGGTGTATAATATAGTTATGAATTTAGATGAACTTAAAAACATGATCAAAAAAGATCTAGAAATAGATCAAACTGCTTTAGATTCGGAATCAGCAAAAACACCACAACTACACAACAAGTATTTGGTGTTGTTTATGGATGAACGTTTAAAACTTAAAAAGCTTCAAAACGAACAAGCAGTACTTCGTAAAAATAAATGGTTATACTACACGGGCCGTATGAGCAAAGAAGAACTAGACCAATTTGGTTGGGAGCCGTTTGAACTTAATATTCTTAAAAATGAAGCAGACGAAATGATTGAAGCAGATTTAGAATACATTAAACTGGTAGAACGTTTGGCGTTTCAAGAAGAAAAAGTTAATTATTTAGAAAATGTAGTTAAAATTGTAAACAATCGCCAATGGCAAATTCGTGCTATTATAGATTGGCTTAAATTTACTCAAGGAGTGTAATGGCCGATATTACGATCACACAACCAGATTCGGTTAATCTAAAAATTGATTGTGATCGCTCTTTAGCCAAAGAGCTAAACGGCTACTTTACGTTTACTGTTCCTAATTTTCAGTACACCCCAGCGTTTAAAAAGCGACTATGGGACGGTAAAATACGATTATTTAATCTGTACACCCAAACCATATACGCAGGTCTTATAGATCACGTTCTTAAATTTGCCAAAGATCGGGGGTACACGTGGGAGCACGTTCCTGCCCTCTACGATACTCCAAATCCAGAAAAGGTCAAGGAGTTTATACGTAATTTACCTTTATCTGCTGGTGGCAAACCCATACAACCATACGAATACCAGATAGATGCCGTCCTGCACGGCCTAGAGCGTTCTAGGGCCCTTCTGGTGTCTCCTACGGGCTCTGGTAAGTCTATGATGATCTACCTGCTGTGCCGATGGATGTTAGACCAAAACCCAACCGGAAAATTACTAATAATAGTACCAACAACCAGTCTGGTCGCCCAGATGTTGGCAGATTTTAGGGATTACTCTAAAACCGATACATGGAAAGCAGACAGAAACATCCATACAGTGATGTCTGGAAAAGACAAGACGTCTACTAAACGAATAATTATTTCCACATGGCAAAGTATCTACAATCAGCCGTACGAGTACTTTGACGATTTTATTGGAGTGTTTGGTGATGAGTGCCATTTGTTTAAAGCTAAATCACTCACATCAATCATGAGTAAAGCTAAAAAAACAAAATACCGAATAGGAACAACGGGCACTTTAGACGGTACTCAAACTCATAAACTGGTTATTGAGGGACTGTTCGGGCCTACGTACCACACCACCACAACTAAAAAGTTAATTGATCAAGATCTGTTATCACAAATAAGTATTGACTGTTTACAACTTCAATACAGCCCAGAAGACATACAAGCCACAAAAAAAATGACGTATGTGGATGAAATTCGTTGGGTGGTTAGCAATTCTCGTCGTAATGAATTTATAAAAAATTTATGTAAAAAGCTGGTAGGAAATACTTTAGTATTATTTAATTTTGTAGAACTACAAGGAAAGCCTTTACACCAATTACTACAAACAAATTTAGATAAACCTGTGTATTTTATTCACGGAGAAACAGAAGTAGAAGCAAGAGAACAAATTCGTAAAGCTGTGGACAAAGGAACAGACTCCGTGTTGTTAGCATCATACGGAACATGCAGCACTGGTATAAATATTAAAAACATACACAATATTATATTCGCATCTCCGTCTAAATCTGTTGTTCGTGTTTTACAATCAATAGGTAGAGGGTTACGCAAAAGTGAAACCAAACAACACATGAAACTATTTGATCTGGCAGACGATTTGTGTTACAAGAGTTACGTAAATCACGGAACGCATCATCTACAGGCTCGTCTTAAAATATATAATAATGAAGGATTTCCTTACAAGATTGTGTCTATTCAGTTACCAAAGGAGTACAATGAAAAAACCATACAAAATAATCAAAATGAAATCGGGTGAAGAATTAATCGCAGGGTTAACTCGTACTAAAGACGGAAATTATAAACTTCACCGTCCTATGGTTTTTAAAACAATGGTGTCTCCAGATTTGTTTGGTGGCATGAAAGAAATATTCATGCTTAAAAATTGGTTAATTTTATCTACCGATAAACAAACAACCATTACCAAAGATTCTATTAATGCTTTGTTAGAACCGTCTAAAGATGTTGTGTTTTTATACGAATCTGAAATGAAAAAAGAAGACAAGTATAAGTATTCAGCAAAACCAGTAAAGCGTTTTCCTCCGGTCTTTGAAGACACACAACTGCCCGATAATATCCCCAATTCACTATCTAAACAAGACGAACTACTTCAAAGAAATTTAGAGAAAATGCTTGAAGAAATGATGAATATACCAGAACAAGATTCTAACTTAAAAGATCTTGCAAAACCTCGAAAAGATGATAAAATGGTGTTTATGAACCTAGTATTTTCACCAGAAGTAATCGTAGAACTTCTTCGCTCAGGGCTACTGAGTCGAAAAGAGTTTGGTGAAATGGTAAATGAAATAACCAATGAAAATGGCGAAGGCATGCACCCTAACAAGTTCACTGGGAACAAAAAAGATAAGAAAAATTTAGGTAATGATTGGACAGATTGGAACCCAGATCCGTCGTCTGATGATTACAAATAACCTAATACTCTTTTTTACTCAGACAATATATTATATCAGGAATTTTACATCATGTCAAGTGGAAAATCTAAAAAAGTTAAGAAAAGTATAAAACCAAAAACTGTAGAAAAAATAATAGAAAAAGATTTAAATCAAGATCACTACGTAGACAATAAACAGTTTTTAGTTGAAATGATTAAGTGGAAAAAAGAAATACGAGAAGCAGAAGATAGCGGTGATGAACGGCCCCCAGTCTCTGAATACATTGGTCAGTGCTTCTTAAAAATAGCTGAACGATTATGTTCTAAATCAAATTTTGTTAATTATCCGTATAAAGATGAAATGATTGGTGACGGTATAGAAAATTGTTTAATGTACGCACATAATTTCAATCCTCGAAAATCTAAAAATCCATTTTCATATTTTACACAAATAATATATTACGCATTTTTGCGTCGTATAGAAAAAGAAAAAAAACAAGCGTATGTTAAATTTAAGTTGACAGAGACTCTAGATGATGGTACACTACATAAGTGGTTTAAAGAAAACTATTTTGATAAAGCCAATGAACGAGAAGCTCTGACAGAGCATTTTAATATAACAGAAAACGATATTCAAAAATACGAACCAAAGAAGCGCAAGAAACGTCGTAAGAAAATATGAAAATTGCAATTATTGGTGATACACATTTTGGAGCTCGTGGTGACGCTCCTCTATTTTTAAATCATTTTCTTAAGTTCTTCGAAGAACAGTTTTTTCCTTACATTAAGGAAAACGGTATTACTAAAGTTCTTCACTTAGGCGATCTATTTGACCGTCGTAAGTTTGTTAACTTTAATACTCTTCACCATGCTAAGAAAAGGTTTATTGATTGGTTTGACCAAAACGGAGTAGAGCTTCACTGTATTCTTGGCAATCACGACGTGTTTTACAAAAACACAAACCGATTAAACTCACCCAAAGAAGTGCTAGCAGAGTGCCATCCCTCATTTCATCTATACGAGGACGCCCAAGAAGTGTGTTTTAATGGTGCGTCTATCCTGATGGTTCCGTGGATTAATGAAGAAAACAAAGAACGGTTCATGCAAAAAATTAAAGACACCAAAGCAACTATTTTGGCAGGCCACTTGGAGTTGAGTGGTTACGAAGTTATGCCCGGTGTAAAGTTTGGTGAAGGCATGGACGATAAGTTTTTGGAGAAGTTTGATCTGGTTCTATCCGGCCACTTCCACAAGAAAAGTTCCAAAGGCAACGTACACTATCTGGGCACACAATACCAAATGACCAGTATCGATACCAATGAAATTAAGGGATTCCATGTGCTAGACACAGAAACTCGTGATCTTCAGTTTATTCCCAATCCCATGAAGATGTTTCATAATGTGGAATGGCGAAACGGGACTCTTATTCAAGACTTTGATCCTGCCCGATACAAGGGAACATATGTCAAGGTTCTTGTGTACGAAAAGAAAAGTGAGGTCAAGTTCGATCAGTTTATCGACAGTCTGTACGCAGCAGAACCTGCCAACGTAAGTATTATCGAGGATCTGTCTGATCGAACTAAGGAAGAGGGCGAACTAGACATTTCCGAGGACACGCTAAGTCTTATCAACAGGGAAATCGATGGGATGGAAGCGGAAAACAAAGAAGAGTTAAAGAATATTGTTCGTGAAATTTACATGGAGAGTTTAGAGTGATTACATTCAAGACTGTTCGTTTTAAAAACTTTGGTTCGTTTGGTAATACATTTACTGAAATTAACTTGAACAAAAATAACACAACTCTTGTGTGTGGTTCTAACGGTAATGGCAAATCTTTTGCGTTCTTGGACTCTGTTTCTTTTGCGCTGTTTGGTAAACCGTTCCGTAACATGAACATTCCTCAACTTGTAAACAGTGTTAACAAGAAAAACTGTGTGGTGGAATTAGAGTTCAGTATCGGAAAAACCGAATACAAAATTGTGCGTGGTCTGGCTCCCAAAGTATTTAAGATCTACAAAGACGACGAACTACTAAACGAAGACGCTAAAAGCAAAGACTACCAAAAGATCTTGGAAGAACAGATAGTGGGCATGAATCACAAAACGTTCTCACAGGTGGTTGTGCTGGGTTCGTCTTCGTTTATTCCGTTCATGCAGTTAACGCCTGCAGACCGTCGCCTAGTTATTGAAAATATTCTAGACATTGGTATCTTTTCGGAGATGAATGGAGTACTTAAAACCAAGATCGGCACCGCCAAAGGCAACCTACAAGCAGTAGAGTCTGAACTACTATTGATAAATGAAAAGATTTCTGCAACCAAAGAGGTGTTGGAGTCGTACCAGCGTAATACGTCGGACCGTGTGGCAGATCGTAAAAAGACACTGGAAGAAAATACTGAATCAATTAAGGCTCTTTCCAAAGAAATTAAAGCACTCCAGAAAACCATGAAAGAACTGGAAGTAGAAATAGAACCAGGAGATCAAATAAATGCGGAACTCAAGAAACAGCAGATCGTTCTCTTTAAACTCGAAAGCACCATTGAAAGCGTGCAAGCGGACATCAAGTTCTTCGAGAAAAACCACAGTTGTCCGACCTGCAAGCAAACCATCAGTAAAGAACACAAAGAGACAGTCATTGCCGAGAAGTCTGAGAAGGCCCAAGAACACAATCGCTCGTTGGACCGCATAAAAGAAGCTATTAATATGTCTAAAAATAATCTGAACAAAATTACCAGTGTTCAGAATAAACTTAACGATCTAATTATTAAGGCTTCTGCCAAAGAACAAACCGTAGAGTCTCTAATCAAACTTAATCAAAAGTTAGACCAAGAAATGCTAGCAGTTGTAGAAACTGCAGACACACAAGCTAAAATTCAAGAAGCCCAAGATCGTCTTTCTGATCTCCTAACCAAACAAGAAAAACTTTTGGAAAAAAAACAAAAAGGACTTGACGCCCTTCGTTCGTATGATAAACTGGTATTCTTGTTTAAAGACAGTGGTATTAAAGCAAAGATTGTAAAGTACTATATTCCGCTAATAAACAAGTACGTGAACAAGTATCTAAACAGTATGGACTTCTACGCAAACTTTCATCTAGATGAAGAGTTTAATGAAGTCATCAAGAGTCGCCATCGTGATGAGTTCTGTTACGAATCGTTTAGCGAAGGCGAAAAGATGAGGATCGATCTGGCACTGCTTCTCACATGGCGAGAGATTGCAAAACTGAAGAACAGTGTCAATACTAATCTGCTTATTCTGGATGAAGTATTTGATTCCAGTCTAGACAGTGGTGGAGTGGATGAGCTGATGAAATTGCTGTCCAGTTTTGGTGCTCGTGCCAACGTCTATGTAATCAGCCATAAGACAGACCAATTACTGGATCGGTTTAATCACGTAGTTCAATTCGACAAGAAAAAGAACTTCAGTAGGATTGTATGAAAAAGAAAAATAAAAAAATGTCTCGTCGGATTGGTCGGGGCGATTCTGTAGAC